ACAATTCCAACCGCTGTCAATGATTGACACGATGACCGATAGGGATTTCAGCACAGCAGTTCCAATCGCAGGAAGCATTTGCTGCACATAGGCAAGCGTTTTATCAATGAACCCTGATAGCGCGGCAACTATTGCGCTAGTGTCGATTGCCTCAAACATTTTGCCAAAGGTTTTTTGCAGTGCGTCCGTGAATCGCTTGATAGCCGCGCTTGACCGTTCGACCGCCTCGGTCAGTATTCCAGTCTGCGGCTCTGATATCTCCTCGCCACGCTCGTCATACCGCACCTGTTTGCCGCCGCGAGTCATCACCCTCAAATCTTGCAGCGTTTTTCCAATGATCCCGCTGTCATAGGTCAATTTTCCTAAATAGGCGACCACCGCGCCCATGAGAACGCCTTTGATGAATCCCGCTGCGCTGCGTAGCCCGTCCATGATGTAATCAAAAACGCTTTGCGCGACCCCCATTATTTGACTGCCAACCCACATGAACGGCTTGGCAATTTGCGAAAGTATTGCAACACCGATTTCTCCGATTGCGCCCAACAGTTCGCCAACCGCACCAATTGCGCTTGTCAACGCGGAGCCTAATGCAGAAAACACGCTGCCGAACGCGCCCAAAATCCCACCGACAATGCCAACGATTCCGTTCAGCACCGATGCAGCCGCGCTAAACAAGCCGCTGATTGCCGCCCATGCAATCCGAATGCTTGCGAATGTTGCGTAGATTGCGGTCGCGCTTGCAGCCATCGTCCCAAGTGCCGCCGCGCCTGCCGCCCACCACTTGCCGCCTGACTTCGCTGCGGTATTGTTGGACACTTCGGCACTAGCCGCAGCCGTTTTCTTGCCAAAGTCAAAGATTTTAGCCCATGAACCTACCATGTCCCCAACCTGTTTGCCTACGCGAGTAAACGCCGCACCTATGCCCTGCGCGTTTTCTTTGACAACCCTGTATGCAGCCTGCGCCTTCGATAAGAACCCCGCCATCTGACCAACCTGTTGCGCCATTAGTGTGTTGGCGGTTTCTCTTGCGGTTTCTTCTGATTTCCCCATTTCCAACTGCTTGTTATAGATTTGCTCCCAAGCAATTCGCGCAGACCCAACCCTCTCTACATACGCCCCCGCAGTTTTGATTAGCGAGGTTGATAGTTTTCCATATCCTGCGCCCACCTTTGCGCTGACCAGTTTTTCAACGGCGGTCGTTGCCCCTTTGACAATAGTGTCCGAAAACGCTTGCGCTACATTTTCTAGTCTGTATCCCGCCTTTTCTAAAAGTGCCGCAACGCTTGCCGCAGACTGTTCAAGCGCATCGGCAACCTGTGTCATCGCATCGGTGTTGACTGGCGCGATAGCCTGTGCTGCGATTGGTTGCGCTGCGGTTTGCGCTGCGGGTTCGGCTATACTTGGCTTCGCAACAAACCGCCCCCGCTCATCTCGTGGTTGGCTCGCTGCTGCCCTACGCCGAACCGTTTTTTCGTGCGCGTCAATTGGGATTTGCGTTCGCTGCTTACTGACGCGCTGCATTGTGCGTTCAGTCCGCGCAATGGACTTCTCAAACCCTGCGGTGTTTGCACCAATCGAAACATACATTGACGCAAGCGAACCCATTACGCACCCCCCGTTTTCGGCTTCATGTTTGCAGCCATCGACTGAAACATCCGCAGCATTTTCTCATCGTCCGTTAGAAAATCTTCTTCCTTCGGCATGAAAGGCATAAACGCTTGGGGGGGTATTGGCGCAGCCCCCTTCCGTCTGTTGATGTTTGCCAACAGGGAACAAAGCATTCCCGAATTGTAATCATCTCGCCACGAACCGATAGGTTCAATAGCATCGAATGCCATCCATTCTGTAAGTTCCCGCGAGTCTAATCGGTCGAGCAACTCGCCTACGGTGCATCCGATTGCGAGAGCAAGGCGAAACAGAAACCGCCTCCGCAGACCGCTCTCGCTCGTTAGTTTCCCTTCAATTCCTCAATGTCGGTTGGAGCCAAACCCGACATCGCTTGCGCTTTTGCAAACAGGGTGTCGAGGATGTCCGCAGGGATGTTTCCTAACGCCTCTGCTTCGTTGTCTGCAAACAACCGTTCGCCCTGCTCGTTGCAGATAGAGCGCACGAGCAGTTTGGCGCGGATGTTGTCGGTTGTGAGAACCCTGTCCTTACCGCGCTGCGTGAAGCAGCCGTTCTCAAACGCATCGCGTTCGCGTCCAGTGAGGGTGCGTAGAAACAACGGTTCCGAAAGTCCGTCAATTGCTACGGGTTCGATTTTCAGGCGAGATGTAAGACCGAGGATGGTGGCTTTGTCGATTGGCATGGGGGGTAGTGTAACACCACGCCAGTGATTGCGAAACCCCGTCAGGACTCTATCTCTAGCCGCTTCTTGAGTTTGAACCTCCAAGTCAGAAAGTCTCTCAGCATTTCATCGTGACTTATTTTTCCACGCTCACTCCATAATTCTCCGTCCCCTTTATTTATTCGCACGCCCGCAGCATTTGCTTCATAAACATGTGTTTCGTTCATGTCTGCGATGTACCACACGATGTAGTGCTTGCCCCTGAAGCGATACAGGGTTTGATCTTCGCCGCCAATGTTTTCCTGCATTTTTTCTGCGTGGATTGCTTTTGATCCCCAACTCCGCGTTTCCAACCCGTAAGCCGCAATCTCCGACAACAGGCTTGGAAACTCAACTGGCAAACGGGATCGTTCGCAGGGCTTTGCTTTGGGTGTTTTCGGCGACTCGCTGTGTTTACGCAACAAACTGCGCACCTCTGCTCTGTCGCGCATCGACAGTTTGGCATCGGGATTTGCGGGAAACGCTACCACGCTTACCTCATGCAGTTCGCAATCCATAATGCGCCGATGAACCCCGCCGTCCCGATATTCAAACCTCTGATCCTTTACCTTGAACCCAAACGACATCGCATCAAGCGTTCCCGATTCCACCAACGCGACCACATCTCTTGCCTCCTGTGTATCTACTGGCACGATTTCACAGCGCAGACCGCGCTCATCAACGGTAAGCGACAGCGTTCCGTTTTTGGTTCGACCTATCACCCGTGCGGGATCGTGTCCAACCAAAGCGTACACATCAGGTTTTTCTTGCAGCGTTCGCGTGAACGCCTTGCGATCAATGATCTCCGTTACCATGTCCACGGGGTATGGATGATCGAATGTGGACGCATAGCCCACAAGCGTTTTTTGCCCCGCTTGGTTCGTGCGAATCTCGACCTTTGCGTTTGCGCGAGTTTCCATGTGGCGCAGCCTTATACTTATTATTCCGTCAACGATCCCGATGTCGCCGTGATGGTTGGTAGGCTGCTCATCTGAATTGTGTAGGAGCCTGTCACGCTTTCATCCACCCCACCACTGAAACTTGTTTCGATGATGTAGCCATTGAATGAAACATTGATGCCCTTGTTTACAGCGTTGGGTCCAAACCGAATCACAAAGCCTACTGGCGTGTTTGCGCCTGCTGTCGGCAAATTGTGTTGCCCATCTCCAACTGCGTTGAATTCAACGGTAATCGTTCCACCGTCCAGTGTACCCAACACACAAGATTTGACCGTGGTACTCAAAATGCTTGTGTCGATTTCAGTAGCGGTAATCCCGCTCATTGAAATGCTTTTGATTTCCCCAATGAGTGCGGTTCCAGTTGTTCCGCTGCCTACTGCTGTAATAACTGCCATGTTATTTGCTCCCTATTGGTTTGTTGCCAAACAATTATGCGTTCGTCACCTCAAAATGCCCGCTTACACGAAACTTATATTCAAGGGTCACCGCTTCATCGACTGATGCCCCAAGCGTGGTCGTTGTCAAATAGCCGTCAAACGCGACCGTGAATCCATTTGCACCACCGCCACCATACAGGATGCGATACCGCGTAACCGTATTGTCTCCCGCGACAACCATATCAGGCACATTACTAGAATTGTCCTCCGCAAAACAACTGACGGTAATTGTGCCGCCATCAAGCATTCCGCACACATACTCCTTGAATTGGCTTGAAATGCCCGTGACATCAATTGCGCTCGTGCTTGCGCCGTCAACGGAAATGCTCTTGATCTTCCCCTTGACTGCGGGATTAGTACCCGCTGAGCCTTGATACATTACTGTGCCTACGCTGCTAATCGGCATTGTTCAATCTCCTGTGTATGCGATGCTGAATGTTGCTGATTCCGTGAATGTTCCAGTTGCAGTACCCGCTGCGGGTGGATCGTATCCGCTGACCTCGTTGGATAGTAAACAGTGCAGGAACACAATTCCACCACTGTTACCAACGAATCTGTCAAGGGCTGCGATAATTTCCTTGTGCGCCCCAAGCGCGGCAAGCCTCGTTTCAGCCACAACCATCGTTTCAACTGTTGCTACCCTGTAACTGCGCTCCTGCGTTGCCTGTACCGCCTCCGTGCTACTAACCCCGTACACAACTGCGGGGTATGCGGAATCCTGTTTGAGCGCATCGGGGAATATGCGGGTTCCCACCAGTGCGGTTAGCGCGGTACGCCCGATCAGCCGTTGGTAAACGATGGCGTTGACACTCATGCTCAAAGCCTTTTTGCAGTGCCGCCGTAACTCACATAACCATGCCACTGTTTTATTGCTGTTGCCGCAGCCTTCCCAACGATCATTGCGATCTCGCGCCTCGTCTCCTCTAACGCAGGAGCCAAAAAGGGGCGTGGCTGCACATTTTTTGCGGCTTTCCGCTTGCGACCGTAGTACGCATGGGTGATGGTGAATCCAAGTTCGATCAATGGCGCAAGGGGTAGCGGATCGCCGTCTGCGGCAACCGTGCTCAAACCACCATGACTGCCCTCAACTTCGACAATCATCGTACCCAACACATATTTTGCGTGGATTGCTTCTGCAATGCTGTTTCGCACATTCTTTTGCGATATCGGGCTTTCCCCTTCGCCTACGCTCTTGGCTCCAAATGGAATCGTAAGAATGTTCCGCTTTGCTCGCTGCGCAACACGCCCTGCTGCCTGTGCAACCCCAATTTCTACTGCCTTGTTCAGCGTCTTTGCAATACTCATCGCAACACCCGCTCTGCTCGCACCACAAACTCCCTGTTCCGACCATCGACATCGACCACGCTTTTGATGTTGTAGGGGTTGCCGCGCCACTTCAGGCGAGAGGCATTGCTAATTTTGTTGGTAGGTCTGCAACGCACCTCTATCACCTCAACCGTTGTTTCCCCCCGATCAACCTCCTGCTGATCTGAAGAAACCACCTCGACCTTACCCCAAATGCTCGCGTTGTCGGCAAACGACTCAATCACCTGACCTACCGCATCGGTTGTCCTCGTAGGCAACTGCACCGTGATTCGCTGCCGCATCGCGCCGATGTTCACGAGAACACATCTCCCATCCAATACGCACTACATAGCGATCCCACCGCCAGTTCAACCTCGCTCCCCGCATTTTCGCTCACCGCTTCTCTGTTCTCGTAAAGATGCCCGAGCATCAGCCGTACGGCCTGCACCAACCCCTGCGGTATGGTGGCTTGGGTTACATACCCTGCGGTGAATGTCACCCGCACAGCGTCAGGAACATCGGCTGTTACCGCCCATTGCGTTGCCCCTAACGGCAAGCGGATGCGCCCGATGTCGTTTGCTACAACAACCCTGTAATCAGTGTCCTGCACTAGCGTTATGGTTGCTGCGTTTGTTGTGACATAGGACAGGGTTTGCACACTGACAAACGGGGATTTGGCTATAACCATTTCCCGACCCGCTGTTGGAAACCGATCTGCCTCTGCGTTCCACACCCTAGCGCACAATGATCGGTTGCTGCGCCGTTCCACATAGTCGGTCGCGGCTGAAACAATGCTCGTGATGAGCGTATCATCATCGTTGTTATCCACACGGAGATGCAGTTTTGCCTGCGCGAGCGTTAGCGCGTCAAATGTCCGCGCTGCGTTTGTCCAAATCCTCATATCTGCTTTGGTTTGCGCCATGATGTTGCCTTGCGGACGGGATTGACTACCGCCGTTTCTTCTGCTACTGGCTGTTGTACCGCCTCCGCGATGTTAGCACGGATGAATTCCGCTGCCAGTTCGTCTGTCACCTCAACGATTTCGCCCTGTTGGTAAGCCCGTTCAACGGTCGCGCAGGTTGTGGTAATTCGTATAAGCATTTCCACATCCTACCCAACAAAACCGCCCACGGTCGAGACTCCGTGGGCGGTCGTTGAGGCAGAGACCAAACGATTAGGAAGCAGCCATCTTCAGATAGCGGAATGCGTCCAACAGGGTGGCTTGTGCGTCATGGCGAGCAAAGGCATAGTAGCCAGTTTGATTCGTACCGAGGAACGCTTCACGAGCAGTCTGAATGCTCACGCC